ACTCATGGATACCGTGTTGACCTCATCCACCAATACGATGTCACTTCTCATCCCTCGGAGTTTACCTGTGGTGTCATCCAACCCCACGAATCTGAGAATTGAACCGTTCTCTTTTTTCTCGTAGTCCAATCCCCACCAATCAGTTGGGATTTCAGGGTTGTATGCACAGAGAACATACTTGGTCGTTCTGATGTCCAACTGAACAAATGAACTCATGGATACCGTGTTGACCTCATCCACCAATACGATGTCACTTCTCATCCCTCGGAGTTTACCTGTGGTGTCATCCAACCCCACAAATCTGAGAATTGAACCGTTCTCAAAACGATACACCATATCCACTTTATTATACCTTCCCTCTATCCATATACCCAACTGTTCCATAACCTCCTTAAAATCGATAAGAATGGTGTTTTTGATGGATACTTGGGTCTCACGTGCTATGGTCACCGTAATCTTTGGATTGGACAGACATTCCACCACCAAGGTTTGGATTGCTGCAACGGTCTTCCCTGAACGAGATGAACCCCTCAGGAAGATGTATCTGAGACCTTCCTGAATCTTGAGTTGTATTTGTGCAAAGAGTTCATTCGCTTGGAGTCTCATCCCTGACCTCTATATTTCTTCTTGTAATTTCTTGATGACTTGTGATTGGATGTTCTCTTTTTGGAGTGAACTCCAGGTCTTGAGATTTTGGGTTTTACAATACGAACTATGGTTGACTGTCCTTTTTTCATTCTTCAGATTCTGTATTCTTCCTGATTATCTCCACTTGGATTTTGTTATCCGCTGGGTTGATTTTGTCACCTTGAGTTGTGATATCAATCTGTTTCTCGTCTGACCAATTGTCACGGAATTTGTTCTTCATGATGATGGTCCACAACCTCTGATTGAACTTATTGGATTCACCTGATTCTACCGCTTTGTGTGCTTGTTGATACCACCACTGTTCACAATCCCTTTGATAGATTTGGAAAACATTGTTGTATTCCTTGTTCCTTTTCAACATTGCGTAATGTTGGTCCCACGATAAACCGAGTTCCTGAAGGAATGCAGTTACGTGTGAACCCCTCCTTCCATGTTCCAAGATTATCTCCTTCCACATGGGGTTTATGTAGGTTTCCGTTCTTGGTCTCCCTGGTGGTCTTTTATTCGATTCCATTGTAATGTGGTTTTAAAGATGATTTTATGGTGTTGATTGCGTGTCCAATATGGACCTCACCTTTTGCGTTTGGATACAAAGAATAGAATCCAAACAGGACTTGTTTTTGGTCAAGGTCATCCATCTCTTCGATGGTCTTCTTTTTGATGACATCACGGTAAACCTCGTAAGCGAGATTTAGGTGGTCTTTTGATTCTAAATTGTTGAGGATTTGTTTGTTTCCTCCTTTACAGTTACATCCCATAAATACGGTTTTATCTACCATAAATATATCAGAAACGGTGTAGAAAGAAATAAAAAACCCCCACCTTTTGGGTGAGGGTCCGTAGATAGGGATAACAATGACAGTGAAAAAAACCTATCTACTCATTGAAGACTAACTCTTCAAGTTCTTTATGTCTACGGTTCGTATTGATTTGTAGAAGAACCTCATCTTGTATGTCCACTTGAGTCAACATCTGAAACAGTTCTTGAACATTAAAGAAACTGTCTTTGTTGGTTACTGAGAACTCGTTGAGAAGGATGACTGAACTCTTCATGTTCAACCAAACTATTGCGTGTGGTTTACCACAGTTACAATCTTTCTTCTGAGTAAATTCGAGGGTGAACTCTTCGTAGTCAGATTCAACCTTTACGGATACACCTTCTAAGAATGGGAGGATTTCGTCTTGATATTTCATGTCTGTTTTTGTTTTTTAGTGAGTTACAAAGGTAGTGATTAGTTATCAGTCCACCAAACATCCATCAATAAATCTTTGGTTGGATTGGATTTCTTGTCTTTCAAGAACTTCATTGTCAGATAACCAACTACAGAACCATTCATCACCCTCGTTTCTCATAACAAGGTGTTGTTTATCACTTGGGTCTGATTCCCATTCTTTCACAAGGAAGGTAACGATATTCTCCTCTGCTTTAATGTCATACTTCTCCATCATATACTGACAGAATTCACGGATGTCTTGAGTGTTTTGGATTGGTGTTCCCTCTCCTTTAAGAGTCTTTTTCATAGGTCTGTTTTTTTTAGTGGGTCAAAGATAGTGAATTAAATCCAATCTTCATCAAAAACTTCTCGTTCATCGTAAAGTTTTTCAAATCTTACCTGTTGGACTTTTCTGTCACATCCACAGGATTCTATAATCTCTGGTTCTACCCCCAAGTTATGTTGAAGATAAGACAGGAGGTCTTCCCCATTGTCGGGGTCGACCTCACCGTTCTTGATGTCCCTCTCCAAAACGATGTTCTGTTTGGTGGTCAGATTGAACTCAAGGGTTCTCACGTAACTTTGGAACACGTCCACTTCTATCTTTCTCATCACAGTGCGGAGATTATCCAACCGATGAACAAGATACCGATAACAAAACTCCACAGAGCGTTGGAGTTCTCCTTGGATTGGATTTCGTCTTCCGTGTATACCTTCACGTTGGGGTCAGGATTCAGACCGTAGGAGATTGACTCCATGATGTTTCTCATGTGTCGGTTTGCGTTGGATACTTCCACCCATGAGTCAAACGCTCCCATCGCTCGTGCGATTTCAATGTCGACTGTGGTCTTGTTCTCATCACCGTTTACCATGATGATGATGTTCACACCCAAACTCAAGGTCTCGGTCTTTGAGATGGTATACATACCCATGAACTCATCGTTCTTGGTTGTGGTGTAACCAAGATGTCCAAGGGACTTCATGGTCTTTGTCAGGTTGGTTACCACCTCTTTAACTTTGTCTACTGATTGGTTCAGGGTGATGGATTTGGTCGGGTTTGCGATTGCTGATGTCATGTCTTTGTTGTTTTTAAATGTGGATGCAAAGTAAGGTGTTTTGAACGAGACCACCAAACGTTTTGTGAAAATTATTCTTCTTCAGGGAAAAGTTCTTCAAGTCCCCAATCTTCAGCGTAGTCACTCATTTCAAGTAAGTGGTCATTACAAGTGTTCATCATCCACTCACTGGTGAGGTAATCTTGTATCTGTTCCCAATTTTCCTTGATGGTTTCAATGGACGCGTTAGTTCCTGTAATCTCCTTGATGTGTTCGGGAGAATACCACTGAATAACACAGATATCAGTTCTCATTGAATGGATGTAATACATCAGGTCGTTGTTGTTAACATCCTTAAGGAGTTCGTGGAGTTGTTCGGGTGTGTGTTTCATGTCTGTCTTGTTTGTGATTTTTTTAGTGTTGGTAACAGCGACGATTACAGTTGGTTGTCATTCTCTTACAACGAGAACCTGATTGAGTGGTCGCAATACACTGTGCGGAACTACATGGAGTTGTGGACCCACCAGTCGTTGTGGTTGTCGTAGTAGTAGTTGGAGGTGGAGGAGTGATGGTTTCTTTCTCACAAGAGACAAAGAACACTGAGGTTAAAAGGACGGTAGTTAAGAGGATTTTTTTCATGTCTATGTTTAGTTGAAGGTGAACGTTGATTTGGTTGTGTGTTCGTAAGCGTAATCTAAGTCTAACCAACCGTCTTCTTCTTCAAAGGAAACGGTATTCCATTCCCCCTCAGAAACGTTCTTACAGTGGTTATACATCTCTCGAACATCAGAGAATGGGATTTCCATCATCCGATTGTATTCGGTGTCTGTCATCTCAAAAAAGATGGTTAGGTCGTGGGACATGTCAGTGTCCGTGTCAAAGGTGTAAAAGGATAAGATTTTCATGTCTGTCTTGTTAATTGTTTCACAAAGGTATGTCAAAGTTTTGAATCTACCAAACTTTTTTTTAGAAGGGGTTCCAAGTTTCGTCAAGGTATTCTACAACATCTTCAGTGTCACATAACTCTTGGTAGTAACCTGTGTTCCACGTATCCCAAAACATTAGGAGAGCGACCTGTGTGTTGAGTTCAACCTCAGGGTTTTCTTCACCTGTTGGTTCAAACTCACACTCAGCGTGTTTGAGGTAGAACTGTTCTTTCATTTCCTGTCCCATCATCCAAGATGTGGTGATGGTGGTTTCCATTATCGTGTCGATGAGGGTCTTGATTTCTTTTTTCATGGGACGAATATACAACTGATTTCTGAACTACACAAATTATTTTTTGGAAAAAATCATATTGTATTCATTCACCTTTGGTTCCGTTGGGATTCCCTCTTTCAATCTCAACTCCTGAGTGAACAGTTTGGTGTATTCGATGTGGTGGTGAGGTCTTCCGTCAGCGTGTCTTTTGTTGGTAAAGGTCACGATATCACCCCATTGTTCTTTGAGAGAATCAAACTTCTTTTGATATCCCAAGTGAGTGTGGTTCGCATACATCTCCGCCATACCACCTTTCATACCACCTGATGTCTGTTTACCCGATAACAAGGAATTGAAGTTCACCGTGCATACATCACCCAACGACAATACCCTCAAACTTAAATCCGTATCATCATTGTATCTACCCCTCCATCTCTCTTCAAGTCGTTGGTCCAACAGTTCACTGTTGATTAGGATACATGAATAAATCCTGGTGTTCTTAACGAACTGTGTTCTCTCCGGAAGTATCGCAGGAACAAACGACGCATACTGAGAACCCACCAATCCCAAGTTCTCATACCTGTCAGAGAAATCCTCCATAACTCTGAAGAACACACCATCCGTAATCTTCTTCCTCAGGTTCATATTCCAACGGTAGAACCATTTGATGTTGTCGTCGAGTTGCCAGTGTTTGGGGTGACCATTTTTTACACTGTGTTCCCATACCCAATTTCGGACGGGAACCGCTCCGTTACCTTGTTCGGAAAAATTCTCGGGTAGAACCAAAATCTTATTGATATCCACACTTGGATTTTTCTTGTATAGTTCAAATTCCTTGGGTTCAATACAGATGTAGAAATCGACTCCCATCTCCTCCAAGGTGTCAATGGTCAATGTATTCTCCCATCTTCCCTTAGATATCACGTAAATGGGGTATTTGGGTTGAATTGATTCGGTGTATTGGTATTCGTAATCCTTGTAGGGATTCTCATTGAGTTGGTAGTATATGTATTTCTTTGTGGTTGGTTTGACACCCAACTCTTTGAAGAATATTTCCTCCTCGGTTTTGTTTCTGAATTTGACCTGAACAACTTTCCTATCAAACAATTCTTCACCCCATTTGAATTCGGGTAGGTTGAAGTAATGTTCGTTTTCCAAACTCACAGGTTTGAAATAGTTGGTAAGGACTTTGTAGTTCAACTGTATTGAATCAGGGTCAGAACCAAAATCCATAGTCGATTGACCTGACAAATTTGGGACACGAATATTGGATAAAATCTCCAACAATCCATCTAAGTTATTGGTGTGTATTTTCATAGTTAAAAAATAAGCATTTGAACTGTATTATACAAGTTTCTTGAAAACTTTTTCATACATGTAGTCAATCTCACTGTGAGTCAACTTTGGGAGGAGTAAGGTAAACTCCCTTGGAGTCCAACTCATCTTTTTCAACTGGGTTTCGATGAGTTGGTTCTTCTCCATGGAGTTCAACATGAACTCAACCTTCTTGGTTTTGTTCCAATTCGTTTTCATTTGTCCTCAGCCATTTCGAAGTCAGAGATCCCCTCGTCAGGGATTGTTGGAAGGTTGATGATACGCTCGAGTTTCTCCTTGATGGATTCGATACCAACCATCTCAGGACATTCGATGAGGACATCAACACATAGGTTGTGAAGAATGGTCAGGTCCCATTGAGAGATAACCAAATCCTTGGGGAAGTTCATGGTCTCGATGTCGAGTTTGATGTGGGTGTGTTTCTGAGTTTTCATGGTCTTTGTTGTTATTTGACCCCACGAAGATACAACAAAGAATTGAACTACCAAACTTTTTTTAAAAAAAATCCCCTACCTCATTGAGATAGGGGACAGACATCAAATCCTCAATTATATTATGGGAACATTAAAACCGACCGATGTATAAATAAATATACAAACCTTAATAAGAAAAAAAAGTCTTATTAAGATATTTAATATCTAATTCATTCTTTATCTAATACTCGAAGAGTTCCTTCTTAGAGAGAAAGTGAGTTCTTTCCCAACACTTACGTATTGAGTTAGAACCTAACCTTCTTATCGGTCAATCCATCTACAGAATAGGTAGTGGACTTGAGGACAACTTAAAAACCCTATTCGGTCCTTACTCCCTGTTTCCTCCTTGTTCTCAGGTGTAGTTTTGAGTATTCCCCCTGGTAACTACGTATGATGTTTTACCCCAGGTGCTCTTGAATGAAGTGCGTCCGATAAAACAGTTAAATGATAATTATTCTACTTTAAAAAATCAATTATTGAGATAAAAAAGATTTTTCCGTATATTTATTAAATATGGGAAACAAACGCATTGACGCATACCTCTCAAGAAAACTTTGGAGGGAAGACGGAATCTACTATTTCTGTAGGTTGTGTGGTGATTACAAACATGAGGATGAGTTCTATAATTCAGTTCATACTCCGTTCGGTAAGACCTACAAATGTAAAATCCATTTTGTAAAAGACAAATCAGACAATGACCCTGAGATGGAACACCTGAAGATGAACGCAATCACGGATTCAGATTTCCAACAGACCGAAGTTGTCCTGAAGAATCTCGGTTACAAATTTGGACCTAATGAACTTCCTGTATGGAAACAATTTGAAATAAAACACAATCTTTAAAATCATGATAGGAGCAAGTAAAATCAATCCGACAACAGATGACCTCAACCGTCTACACGAAATGTTTGACATGGGTCTAAACAACAGTGAAATCGCAAGAATCTACCGAACCAATTCGGGTGAGTCATTATCCCGAATCCACATCTCAAGTATTCGTAGAAACAAAAGATGGAATACCGAGAACCATTCCTTCGTGATGAAGTATGAACTCGGTGGAACCTACTACGTGAATACTGACATCATGGGAACCAAATACAAAACCGTCATTGGTGTGGTATTATCAGATACCTCCAATTTGTATGTTTATTTGAGATATAAGGACGGTTCTCTTAAAAATGAGGGTAGAGGTCCAATGATGACCGAAAGACCTTCTGTGGAGGATTTAATGAGGTTCCACGATAAATGGGTATTTGACGATGTCGCAAAACTTGGATAGAAAATACGAGAAGGACGGTATTGAATATTGTTACTGTTTAAAGCATGAGGGTTATGAACCATGCTCTGACTTTGCGTTGAAGAAAGGGTCAGCAACAGGATTTCACTATTACTGTCGGAAATGTATTAACACCTACCAACAAATCCGTAGAGACAAAGTAATCCGTTACAAAGTTGAGAACGGTGTTCCCCATTGTTTCTGTTCCAAACACGAGGAGTTCCACCCTTGTGATGAGTTCCAACGAAGCAAAGGGGGACACGGTTACCAATACAACTGTCGGGAGATTGTCAAACTACACAACGGACCAAGGAGTAATGACCTCGCAAGGAAAAACGAAAAGGAACAAGCGATGGAGATGTTAACCCTACTTGGATACGATACCAACAGTGAGATTCCAATCCATCAACAATTTCAAATCAAACACCAATTATGAATCAATACGAAAAAGATTTACAGTATGTCAGAAAGGTTATGAACTCAGTTCAGAATCAAAACCAACTCAAGGTCGCTCAGAACCTCAAGAATAACTTCATTGGGAAATACTGTGTATTGGTATCCCCAACTGACCCCACGTTCATTGCACTGATAAATGAACTCAACGAATTGGAGAGAACAGTTACCCGAAGAATTACCTCGGACTATTTGTTTTAGTCAAATCAGTTTTTTATATTTGTGGTATGGGAAAACAAAAAGAAAACTACGAGAAAACGGTTCCTGTTTTGGAGAAACAGAAATTCGCTAAGGATTTAGATTTTTACCTTTACACCAAAGAAAAATCACAAACTAATCAAACCTCAATTAAATCAAAAAATGGACAATAAAGAACGACTCATCATCAGACAATCATCCCTAACCCGAACCATTGAATTCTTTTCAATCATGGGTTTGGAACCCACAATGTTGGAATTACTTGCGACATCTGAACACTTGGTTCAATATGTTGAAAACGGTTTAACCAAAGAGATTATTGAAAAATCCAAGGGTGTGGACAAATTCATAAAAGAAAAACAAAAATGAGTAAAGTAAGATACTACGACAACGTATATTCAAATCCCAATGATTTGATTCTCCACTTCCTAAGTGATGTGTTGGAGGAGATGAGTATGGATTTTGAAACCGTTCAGGTAACCATTCGTAAAAACGATAACGAAGCGGTTGTCATGGATAAACACGACAACGTTTTTTACGTCCGCTGGATTGAAGGAAACGTTGATGATGACGATATCATCGTCATTGACTACTCAGTGTTCTATGAAGAACCATCTGAGGACAGACAGATTATTTAATCTTTCTTAGATTTCAGATTCTTATACATCAGAATCAAATTGAGTCCTATAGCGGTCATTAACGAGACAATCGTTAGGATTTCTATGGGACTCATTACTGTCATTCCGACAGCACCCATCGTGAGCGTGTTTGCTATAACGGTATCCTTGTCCATCTTATTCACCTGAACGTCCTCTACCTCCATACCAAAATGGAACAGGACAGTCAAATATTGAACCGTAAGAAACTCCATATTGACCAACGAACCTTCTTGATGTTGGGAGGGTAATTGATGTCTTAAATGCTCCTGCAAACTCAGGAATCAACTGACCTTTGTTTACACCAATCTCAGAATATCTTGGATACTTCCATTGTTCAAATACAAGGTGTCTTCTCATGAGGTTGTTTAAGAAGTCACCACGTTGTTGTGCTTGTTCTTTCAGGTAACGGAACTCTTTGATACCAATCGGTTCGGATTGCTCACTTCTGAATTGTTGGAGACCTACGTTAACTGCTTTTACAAAGAGGTTATCGAGCACCAAATAGTATGAATACGCAATCAGGGTAGGTTGAATATAATTGTTCAATAATTCCCTGTTATATGTGTTCGCAGATAATGATATATCACCTGTGTAAACTTGGTCCAAAATCTGATTGTAGAAATTCGTTCCAAGGGTCTCCTGAATAAAGATTAACTGTGCTGTCTGAATTGCGTAACGCAACTCCTCAGAATCAATATTCGGGTCTAAAGGACTTGAATCCTTCAAGCGTTGTTCGGATATTAAAAGAACGTTTACCATTACGATAAGATTGGGTTTGGTGTGATTGATAGGTCAATCTCCTGACCTGGATACATAAGTTCCATAACAGGTTTAAGTTCACGAATTATGAACTCCTGTAACGGTTTAATTGTGGTTGTGGTGAACAACTTATATGCGGTCTCAATTTGGTCCGCTTGAGACGAAAATCCTGTTGGTGTTGGAAGACCTAACAGTGATGGGTCAGGAATTCTGTGACCTGCAAGAATGTTCTCTCTAACCAAAGCAAAAATCTCAGAGAACATACCCTGTTGCATGTTCTGTGCAATCTGAGTAATCTCAGGTTTTTCGTTTTCAGGACCCCCCCATGATACGATGATTCTGCCTGTATTTCTTGCTCCTGTGTAACGGTCTTCTAATCTCTGTAAAATATTTTCCTGCTCGTTCTGAGAGTCGGGTGCTTGTTCAGGGAAGTGCACCCACAGCGAAGGAGAAGCGCCGTTAGATATATTCGAAAGGTTGTATTCAGAAATCGCACGAGATAATCTAATATCCAACAATCCTG